GGGCTGGATTCTCGGCTGCAGCCTGCGAGCGCTGATGCGATGGGTGGATTCGGTTGTCGTGCTGAACCACGCCAGCACCGACAATACTGGAGCCATCCTAGACGCGCTGGTGATCGAATACGGGACCGGGAGAGTGACGGTCATGGAAGACAACGATCCCACCTGGCGCGAGATGTCCCAGAGGCAAAAGCTGCTCGATGCCGCCCGCTTCCTTGATGCCTCGCACGTGGTAATTGTGGATGCCGATGAAATCCTGACGGCGAACTTCCTCCCGATCATTCGCGCGATGGTCGAACGCACACCGCACGGGCAGGTTCTACAGTTGCCATGGCTGCAAATGAGGGGCAGCATCAACCAGGTGCATACAACGGGCTTGTGGGGGCAGCAGAACGCTTCTGTGGCCTTCCCTGACATGCCGGAATACTGCTGGAAGGCACAGAACGGCTACGATCATCACCACAGGCACCCGATGGGGCGATCGCACATCCCGTATATGCCGATGGGGATGGCTCGAACTGGTGGCATCATGCACTTCCAGATGGTTAGTGATCAGCGATTGCGGGCCAAGCAGGCGCTTTACCTCATGATCGAGACGATTCGATGGCCCCACAAGCGAACAGCGGCAGAACTGAACAAAATGTACGGGCCGACAGTATACGCGGTGGACAAAATGGCTCCTACCCCAAGCCATTGGTGGATCGGCTATGAAGATCTCATGCAGTATCTGAACGTGGATGCTGAGCCTTGGCAATTGGCTGAAGTTAAGCGTCTGATTGCTGAACACGGGCGAGAGAAGTTCGCGGGACTAGACCTATTCGGCGTTGTGTAATCGGATAGACTCTAGCGAGGAGGCTTTATGCCGCTAGCAATTCTCTTCTGGGTGCTCATGATCGTGTGGATGGTCTTCGGCTACATCGGCAGACCTGCCAATGCGCCGTACTACTGGCCCGGTGCCCTGCTGAACTTCGTTCTATTCGCCATTCTCGGATGGGCTGTCTTCGGCGCTGCAATCAAATAAACAGGCGCGGTGGTAAACTACCGCCATGCGCCAACGCCTTCGCGGCTTACTGCTCAAAGCCTATCGGCATCTCAAGCCGAAAACTGACCCCGACCCAGATCTGCGCCGCCAGAATCAGTGGCTGCAGGAACAACTAGTCGCACTGCTGCAACAGGAGCAGATGCGCGATGCCATGGACAGCTACGTCTCCATGGTGGGCGAGCTTGCCGAAGCAAAACAGATGGCCGGGGCGGGGCCATGGAGTGCGGGGCCTGCTGCGCTAGCGACCACCGAAGCCATCATTCAGGACGCGCGTGAACATTTCAAGGTGCGCGAGTCGATCGACGGAGCGATCGGCGCAACGGGCGACATCAACCTGATGCTCGCCAATATCGGCTGGCGCAGGGAGACGGCGCTTTCGTGGCTCGAGTTCTCGCGCTGGGGCATTCAGCAGATTATCCTGATCTGCCGTCTCTACTACATCAAGAACCCCATCGTGCGGCGTCTGATCGACGTGTGCGCGGCGTACGTGTTCGCTCGCGGTGTGGAAGTCACAACGTCAGACGAAACCGCGAATGAGGTGCTGAAGGATTTCTTCGAGAGGAACAAGAAAGTCTTCGGCCAGATCGCGTTGGTGGAGTCGGAGAAGGCGAAGGACTACGACGGCAATCTGTTCTGGTGCTTCTTCAGCGACCGAGAAAACAAGGGACTGGTGGATGCGCGGCGGATTGACGCGACCGAGATTCAACAGATCGTGACCGACCCCGAGGATTCGGATACGCCATGGTATTACCAGCGCATCTGGACGCAGAAAACATTCGACCCGCAGCGCGGCGAAGTAGGCGAAACCACGCAATCGTGCTGGTACCCGGCACTGGGATTCGACCCGTCAGATAAGCCTTCGGAATTCAACAAGTCTCCTGTGATGTGGGATTACCCGGTCTACCATCGCAAGTGCGGCTACGTCGGCAAGTGGTTATTCGGATGTCCGCGCAACTACCCGATGATTGATTGGGCGAAAGAGGCAAAGCACATTCTCACGGCGTGCGCCTCGCTGAAACAAACGCTGATGCAGATTGGGCTGAAATGGACTACCAAGGGCGGCCAGCAGGCCATCGAAGGCATCAAGCAGCAGATGCAGACTACCGTGGGGCCGCAAACGCCGATCTGGGATACCAACCCGCCAGCGGTAAGCGGCGCTTCGGTCGTAACCGGACCCGGCACGCAAGTTGAAGCGTTCAACATGACGGGCGCTGGCGGCAATCCTGACGACGTGCGTCAATACAAGCTCATGTGCGCGATGGTGGCGGGAGTGCCCGAAACGTTCTTGGCTGACGTGAGCACGGGGAATCTGGCGACGGCTACCAGCCTTGACCGACCGACAGAGACGATTTTCCTGGAGAAGCAGGAAGCGTGGCGCGAGGATCTGGTGGTGATCGCGAAATACGTGCTGGAGGTTTCAGCCGGCGCACCGAGCGGCAGACTGCGGGAGTCAATGCGAAGCGGATGGACGGAGATCCGCGAATGCAGGCGCAAGCGAGGGCCACGTGGCGAAGTCGTCTACGAAGCGATGGAGCCAAGCGACGAAGATATCGAGATCCAGGTCAACTTCCCGGCGATCCGCGAGGGCGATTTGAAAGACCTCGTATCGGCCACCGTCGAAGCCATCACGCTCAACAACAAGGGCGGCCAAGCAGTGGGCATTGACCTAAAGGCTGGCGTGCTCAAGTTGTTCGATCTGTTGGGAATCGAGAACGGGCAGGAGCTTTGCGAGAAGATGTACCCCGAAGGAAAGTATGTGATGGACCGATCCGAACAGGAAGTCGCCGCACCAATTCAGCCGACGCAGAAGCTACCCGGTGGTGAGCCTCTGATTGACCCGAAGACGGGCGAGGAAACACAGCCTCCTGTGGCCAAGGAATCGTCTCGCGATGCAGCAGGCAGGCCCACACGAAGGATTGCAGAAGCTCTGAGGCGGGTGCATGAGGCGACAACTCCAACCGAATAGGCTCATAGGCGCACTGCTGGCGCTTGTAGAAGCCACCAAGCGAAAGTCGCGCACGTACTACTACGACAGCGTAAACCAAAAGCGATGGATTCTCGATGGCGGCGGCAAGAGCGGCAATTGCGAGGAGTGCGAGGAAAACGCCGATGCCGGATGGATTGGTGATGATGAAACCTTCATCGACTCGGAAGGCAACCCCATCGACGCGCCGCCCGCACATCCAAATTGCCAGTGCGAATTGGAATTCAAGGAGCGCAGGGTGCGAGTGTACGTATGATGATGCAGGCTTACGATGCTGAAGACGCAGTGGGGTGCTGCAGGCGAATCGCAGAAGCCATGCGCAAGGGCCAGTTGGATGATGCGGATCGCTGGGAGTGCCCAAAATGCGGGCTGGAGTGGCGACCGTCCAGCGAGCACGGTATTCGCTTCTGGCGAGCGCGGCCTGTGGTTACGCTACTTCCGCATCGCAAGCGCAATCTGTGATGCGAACAGTTCGCGGATTGTTTCGCGGGTGGTGTCAATGGCAGGCCGCAGATAAGGCTGAGCGGGCATTCCCGGCCATGTGGGGCTGTAGGGTCCCGCGCCTGCACCCGCCGAAGCGGCTCCCGCTCGGCCCGTTCCGTACTCGACATATGCCGCGTGGTTTGCGGAAAATCCCACATCGGCTACGATCGTTTTATCCGTCTCGCGCACAGTAGTATAGCCGCTATCGCGCAATTCCCCAGTGTCAACAGGGACAATGCGTTTGGCCTCTTCCAGAACTGCCTTCCCCGATGCTTCGACCGCCGCGCGGACTGCTGGAGCGATACGGGCGGCGATGAACTGGCCGGCTGAACCTCGCGGCGTGGCGGTTGCGGTTGCTCGAATGATCGGCATGATGTGTATGTTATCATCCGCCCATGCAACTGCTCAGTTTCAACCTCGTAGGCACGGGCGCCGCTCTCGCGCTTGCGGATGGCGCGACCGGCGTTCCCAAAAAGTGCAAATGGTTTCAGGTTCTGAACGTTGACGGGGCGGCTTTCACGTTGGGCGGATCGACTGTCGATGCTACTCACGGCTACCCACTCGGGACGACAGTGGCCAACTTCCAGCCTCCCATAGCCTTGGGCTTCGACTTCTATGATCTGGAGTCGATCTACTTTTTCCTTACGACCTCGGCAAACGCGGTGCTGCTATGCGCTATCTGATCGCGCTGTTTCTATTTGCGGTTGTGATATTCGCGCAACCGATCAATGCCCAGCCGGTAAATCCGCCGTCTGCGATGTTGCGCGGAAACCCGCCAGGCGGCGAAGGCGGCTCTTGCACGGGATCGCGGCGGATCGGATATCTCGACAGTAGCGGCTGGATGTTTACCTGCGTGAGCAGCCAGTGGACTCGGTACGGCGGCGGTGGAGGATCAGGCGTTGTTACCGTGACCACAGGCACTGGCAACCCATCGGCAAACTGCACCGCGCCGTCAAGCTCGAATTTGGCAACCTACGTGGATACGGACACGCAGGATCAATGGTGGTGCAGTGCCACGAACACATGGAAAAAGGTCCTGTCGGTCACAGGAAGCGGGCCGTATGTCGTCACGGGAGCAACGGGCACGGTGCCATCCACGCCATCATCCGGCAATGTAACTTGCTATTTCGATTCGACAGCCAACACGCAAATCTGTCTGGATTCCAGCGGCAACCCGTATACGATGGTGCGCAAGTGGAGCGGCACTGCCACACTTGGTACTTCGGCGATCACGGCGAATGCCTGCGCCTCCACTGTGACGGTAACAGCGACTGGCGCACTCTCGACTGATTCGATGACATGGACGCCGAACGCCAATATCAGCGGTGTTACGGGATATGGGGCAGGCTCCGCAGATGGTCTGAAAATCTACCCGTGGATCAGTGCGGATGCCGTGAACTTCGCGGTCTGCAATGGAACGGGCAGCAGCATCACTCCCGGTGCGGCCACTCTCAACTGGACAATAGTTAGATGAAACTCGCACTCCTACTCCTAGCTGCATTCTCTGCCGGCGCGCAGGTGATGCCATTCCCCGGTCCTGGGCTCCCTGTTTCTGGCGGCGGTGGCGGCGGCACAATCACGCTGATCTCCCATATCCTCGGTCCTGCTGGTGGTGGTACTTCATCGGCAATCGTTTCCACGGGTGCCAGCGAGTGCTTTATCTGGAAAAGTGGGGCAGGATCTGGCGGCGGAAGCGCTCCGACAGACAGCAAGAGCAACACGTACGTTCTTGCATTCTGGGATAGCGGCAGAACAAGCCTGTGGTACGCCAACGCCTCCACTGGAGCTTTCGCGGTAGGATCGGGCCACACATTCACAGGGCCGGGTGGCGAGTTTAATGCATGGGGCGCGGCGTGCTTCAGCAATATGCTCACCACTGGCAACCTCGATCCAGGCGCTACCGCTGGAAGCAGTTCAGGAATCACTACCGTTTCCCCGACCGCAGGGGCTGGGCCTTACGATCCTGGAAGCGGCCAGCATATCATTTTCGTCGTATTGAGTTCCAACACGACCAGCGGCACGTGGTCTGGCGTCACTCCGGGGTTCACGATTCTCGATCAGGCTGATTTTTCGGGAGGCGTTAATTACGAGGGAGCCTTCGCTTATCTCGTCCAGGCATCTGGAACCTCGATCACTCCCACCGCCACCTTCAGCACTGCGGGAGACTTGATCGGCCTGACGGCTTCATTCAAAGGCCAATAGATCATGAGACAATTATTGCTATTCCTAATCGCCGCGCCGCTGCTGGCAGCTCAGATCCGCGTCAATGCTGGCGGCGGCGTGTCCGGTGCATACGGGGCAGATCAATATTTCACGGGTGGCGCGGCATACACGGCAACGGTCGCCGTTCCAGCGGGACTCCCTGATTACCTGAAGACTTCGCGAGCGGGCAATTTCTCCTATCGCTTCCCAGTGTCTGATGGCTCCTACACTGTGGTGTTGCACTTCGTGGAGAACTCCAGCGCGATCACAGCGGCGGGACAGCGCTCGTTCTCGGTATCCATCAACGGGTCGATGGTTATTCCATCGCTGGACTTGTTCGCGGTAGGGGGCATAAATGTGGAGGTCGTGAAGACATTCCCGGCGACGGCTGCGGGCAATGGGATATCAATCGCATTCACCACCATCGTCCGTAACGCCGTGGTGAGCGCGATCGAAGTGCTGCCCGTT